CAAGTATGTATTCAAGCGCAACAAACTGGAGAAATTGATTCTCAATCCCGCAGAAAATGATGGCGTGATTGTTGCTGATGGTGAACAAACTGAAATCAGTGGTGACAGGGTGATTATGATTCGCCTCAACCCTGACCTAGACAACCCTTTAGGACGCTCTGTTCTACAACGGTGTTTCACTGTATGGAAGAGTAAGCAGATTGCCTCTGAGTATGAGCTGATTGGTATTTCTAAAGACTTGTCCGGCAGCTTGCGAATCAAAGTACCCACTGAGTACATTAACGACTACTACAGCAACCCTGCTAGTCCTAACGCACTGTACGTTGAGAACCTGCTAAACCAAGCAGAACTATTACACGCTGGTAAGTCTTCTCAAGTGTTGATTAGCTCTGACACACAAGAGAATGGTGTAGGCATCTTTGACATTGACATGATTGGTAACAGTGGCGGTACACGTTTTGATGTGAACACCACTATTGAGCGTTATAACAAGGCCATGCTAATCACGCTATACACAGACATCCTTGCTCTTGGTAACGGTGCAACAGGTAGTTATTCATTAGCATCTTCTAAGACATCTCTGCTGGGATTGTTCATGGAGAGCTTACAGAATGCTATTTCAGAAGGCTTTGACAAAGCGATTGACTACGTAAGTGGTCTTAACGGAACACCAATCAATACAACTCTGGATTGGGAAGACGTTAATGAGGTGAATGGTGAGGAGTTCACACGAGGGTGGCAACGTCTAGCTCAAGGTGGCTTGGTCACTCCAGACGAAGACCTTGAAGCATGGTTGCGTGAGTCTCTTGGTGCTCCAAAGGCTGATTACAACAAAGCACTCAAGACAGAGGTTAAGGCTGACCCTGTTGACCGCTTAGAATCAGACAAGGAGAAGTGAGATGCCGTTTAACAGTACGACATTACCAACCAACGCACGTAATCGTGTACGACTCCTTGTAGGGGACGTTGCTGACATTCCTTGGCTAGATGATGGTGTTTACAACTACACACTGGACAAGAATGAAGGTGATGAACTAAAGGCAGCATACGAAGTGTTGTCTTATGTAGAGAGCAGAATCACTCTGGAACCTGTTTCAAGTTCCAATGGTTTTGTAGACGAAGAACGTCCATTGTTGAATTGGATTGCCACACGTAAGAAAGAGCTTCTTGACATGATTGCTAAACGTGATGGTAAGTATGCCCCTCCGGTAGTGGTAAGAAGTGACCGAAAAAACTGGAATGACATAGATTCAATTTTCAATGGCATAATTAACAGAGGCTAAAGATGCTAGACAAACTCATGGCAGGCTGGAAAAGCCGAAACAAGAAACCCGAATCTAAAGAGGAACCTAATACAGAACTTCTTAATGATTACAAGGAGAAACTGAAAGGTATTGTTTACGATGATGAGCTTGTTGAGCAATTCGCTCCTCTATTCGTTAAACTACATGAGCATGACCCCGAAGGTGTTATGATGGAGCTACTTGAATCAAAGGAACAACAGATTCAAGCCATTGCTGACGGAAGTGCATTCAAGGAAATGTCCCCTGAACAACAGGAAGACATTGAAACTAATAACGGGGAAGAACAAGCTAAAGAATCCGACTTCTCTGTTGAATCTTTTATTGTTAATCGAGGTAAATAAATTATGGCTATTGTAAAAACTGTTAAAGCTCCTGAGCAATTCCTTGTTGAAGTGAATGGCGGCTACGACATTATGTTTGAGGAAGTTGAAGTGACTGTTGCTGGTGCCCTACCTTCCGGTACTGTACTTGCTGATGCTGCTACTGCTGCCACTGGTATTGAAGCAGCGGTGATTGGTATTCTGGCTGATGACAAGCCTGCTGGCACTGCAACTGTACGTGTTATGACTAAGGGTAATCCTTCTAAGGTACGTGCTGCTTCTCTGTCCACTTCCACTGCTGCTATTGTTGGTGCTCTGGAAGCACTAGACATCTTTGCAGTGTAAGCAACTTTATATTAAATAATCCTAAGAGGTAAATGAGAATGATTCTTGACAACTCTAAAGTAGTAGACCAAACCGCAGCCATCAACCGTGTTGAGACTGTACCTTCCCTAATCAGCTCACTGGGCCTGTTCCGTGATTCAACTGTAGGTTCCGATGCAATCACCTTTGACGTTAAAGCTAACAGCCTGACCGTCCTTGACGATTCTCTGCGTAACACTCGCAACAAGAACACTATGGAAGACCAGCAGTTTGACATGCACACTCTGGCTATTCCACATTACGCAATCGAAAACACAATCGGTCGTACCCAACTTGCTGGTGTACGTGGATTCGGTGCTGAAACTGAGAAAGCTGTCAACATGGCTGTTGCAGAAGAACTTGTACGTCAAGCTGAACGTCACGACAATCACGAAGAATACCTGAAAGCACTCATGCTGTTCAAGGGTGAGATTGACACCAACTTCTACGGCACTATTGACATGGCTGCTGAGTTCAACGTCACCCGTCCAACCAACACCATTGCTGCTGCTGATGACCTAGCTGCTAAGCTACGTGCCATTGTTAAGCAGTCTAAGGACGCTCTGAAAACTGGTGGTCGTGTACGTGGTTTCATGCTGTTTGCTGGTGCTGACCTGTTTGACCTGATTGCTGGTCATGCTGATGCTAAAGCTGCCTTCGCTGGTGCTGGTTATGGTAATAACCCACTGCTGAACGAGCTGGGCGAAGCTGGTGCTGGTTACTCCATGTTCCGTCTGGGCAACGTAGACGTTGTTCTTTACGATGACAGCTTCACCAAGGCTGACGGTACTTCCGTTGACATGCTGGCTGCTAACGGTGGTCTGCTTGTACCACGTACTGAACTGGGTAGTGCCTTCTTTGGCCCTGTCTCTAAGCTGTCTGGTATTGGTAGCATGGGTGCTAAGCGTTTTGCCTCTAGCTACCGTGACCCCAAAGACCGCTTCATTGAAGTTGAGTCTGAGCAGAACACCCTTGTTGTTAACCAACAGTATGGTGCCACTGTAGAAATCACTGCTGCTTAATCTTAACAGCATAATAGGGAGGTGGGGAGTAGTCCTCCCTCCCTTTTTTATTTGTAACTATTGGAGGTTATATGTCACTTGTACCATTCCCTTACAACAACTCACACTTAGCAGAGGTGCCCATTTATGGCCCTATTTCTAAGAAGCAAGAACTCTACTTGAATGACACCAAGAATGACATAATTCTTTGGGGAGGAGCTGCTGGTGGAGGTAAGAGCTTCATTAGCTTGTTGGACATAGCAGTGTATGCTGTAGGTGAGAGTGAGTTTCGTGCTGGTATTGTTCGTAAGACGAAGGAACAGCTACGTGGTGCTGGTAGTCTGTATGATGAAGCATGTAATATGTATGCCAACTTCGATGCTAAGAACAGGCAGAACCAAATGGAGTTTGAATTTCCTGTTGGTAGTGTTGTCCGTATGTCCTATTCAGACAAACCATCTGACAAGTATAACTTCCAAGGCTGGCAGGTGACACGTTTCCTAGTGGACGAGGCAGCACAGCTTAACGAAGAGAACGTAACATACCTGCTTTCACGTCTACGTTCTAAATCTAAAGCAGCCCACCAGCTAAAGATGGCAGCAAACCCTGACTATGATTCATTCCTACGTGTATGGCTTGAGAAGGGTGGCTACTTACTTGAGGATGGTACGCCTAATCCCGAAATGGACGGTAAGACTACCTACTTGCTAGAGCTAGGTGGTGAAACATACATCACCAAAACTAAAGAGGAATTGGTTGCTATGTTTGACGAGGACATAGCACAAGATGCCCTCAAGTTTGTATTCTATTCAGCCAACATCTACGACAACCCATACTTGGTCAAATACCAACCTCAGTATGTTCGTAAGCTAAAGAACATGAGTGAAGTGGAACGTAAGCGACTGTTGGAAGGGAGTTGGACAGCTAAGGAAGAGGCTGCTGGCTACTTCAAACGTGAATGGTGCAAGGTGATTGAGCTTGCTGACGTGCCTATGGCTACAAGACGTGTAAGAGCTTGGGACAAAGCTGCTACATTACCAAGTAGTGCCTACCCTGACCCTGACTGGACTGTTGGTATTAAGGGGACACTTGATTCAGAAGGTAACTTGTATGTTATTGACATGCAAAGGTTCCGTGACAGACCTGCTGTAGTGCAAGAACGTATTGAAGATGCTGCCTTGAAGGATGGTAAGGGGTGTATTGTTGGTATACCTCAAGACGTAGGGGGTGCTGCTGTTGAAGCTGCTATGTATTCTTCAAGGTTGTTACGTCAGAAAGGATGCACAGTCAAAATAAACAAGGCAAACAAGAGCAAAGAGATTCGTTTCCAACCTGTTGCAATCCTAGCACAGAATAGGCAAGTGTATGTTGTCAAAGGGGATTGGAATGAAGCATTCTTTAAGGAATTAGAAGCATTTGGTAGTGGACGTGGGCACGATGACATTGTGGATGCCCTAAGCGACCTCTACCGTATGCTAATCAACAAGACAATAAACATACCCACTATTCTTGTTAATCCAACCAAGGACATTAACGGTAATAGTCTACTATAGGGGAGTGAATATGAGTGGAAACATGAGAGGTAGGATTAACTCTGTCCAACCGTTGTTAACTGTAAGACTGAAATCCCATACACCTGACCCTTTTAGTTTTGAGAGTGAATGGGAATGGGCAGACGGTAATGTTCAAGGTAAGAGCAGTGAGAGTGTTATTAACACAGTGGCTCTGAGCACAATCATAGACCTTGAAGAATACGTTGACCTATACACAAGCAAGAATCTACTTGCTGACTATGACGACTTTGACTACGCGAACACACCAAGGCTTGTCTACATCCCGTCTGCTGACACATTGAGTGTTGACAGGACTAAACAGGGGTGGAGTGAGACGGTGGACGCATTCTATTCTGGCTGGTTCTTCACTGTTGATGTGCGTAACACCTTTACACAATACAAAGGTGGTGGTTACAACAAGGTGTCATTGGCATCCTTGAGTGGTAAAGCTGGTCTATATGAGATTGGCTATGCCCGTGGCTTCTTATATTGGTATTACAACAATGTAGGCGACCCTCTTGTAGAACACCCTCAACCAAGTGCTGTAACAGAGCTTGAACTAGCAGTGAACAACCTGCACTATGTAGTAAATAACCTTGTAATCCCAACAGGAGAATAAACAATGAGTGATTTTTCAGATTACGCTCAACGTATTGACGCAGCCACAGTCCAATTAGAGGCTGATGTAGCGTCTGTCAGCGCCTTTTCTGGTGACCTGACCACGGCTGTAACAAGAGCTGAAACGGCTGCTATAGAAGCTGAATCAGAGCTTGCAACACTACTTGAAGCTAAGCCCCTATTCAAAGGTGAATATGGTAGTGTAGAAGAGTATGTAACACGTATTACAATCAACACACAAGAACAAGTGGAGAGCTTCTTTGGTACACTGTTCAAAGCTAAAGCTGGATGCACAGGTATTAGTCTTGATGTGATTCCTCAGACAAACCTTGACGCATTCCATTGTTATGTTCGTAATGTGAGTGGTGTGGGAATCTCTGTAACATCGTCTGTTGGTGTTGTAGACACACCTGTTATTCCTGATGGTAGCTTTGTACGTGTTACACTGAATGCTGCTAAGAATGGCTGGGAAGTGGTGAGCTACACAACAGAAGGGTCAGTGAGTGGTGGTGGAGGTGGTGATTTTGATTGGACTACCATTCCCGAAGCTACACAACAACTGAAAGGGTTGATGTCTGCTGAAGACAAGACTAAGCTAGATGGTGTGAGCACAAGTGTAGCCACTACTACAGAAGATGGCCTTATGTCGTCTGTAGACAAGGTTAAGCTGGACGGTATTGAAGAAGGAGCACAGAAGAATGTTAATGCTGACTTCAATGCAACTGCCGGTGATGCTCTAATTCTTAACAAGCCTACTGTAGCTTATGAAGGTGATTGGTCATTCAATCCTATTACAGAAGAATATGTATATGATGACAACACAGCTAGAGATGGCTATTTCACATACCAAGAGAAGCGTCAGCTAATCGCATTGGGCAAACGTACCCTTGTTGATGAAGCCCCTACAGATGGTCAGCAATATGCCCGTCAGAATGGTGGCTGGACTGTTGTAGCATCTAGTGGTGGTGGGGCTTCCTTCCCAACGTATGAAGACATCATCACACGTGGAGCTGGGCCTGTATTCAACCCTGTCACAGAGATTACTGAATATGCACGTCATGTTCTAATCACGAATGACACACAATGGGACAACATTAAAACCCCTGCTGGCTTGCTTCAAGCTGTATATGGTACAAGCAACATTGAGGAGATTCCTTTTGAACTTGGGCCTGTCCCTGTTGTGTTCCGTAACACATATAGTGGGTCAGCTACAGACA